TCCGCTCCACCGCGCCGTCACCGACGCGCACGACGTTTCTATACGGAAGAGTCCCCCAAGATCTCAAAAGACGACGCCCGCACACTTAGACGTCTCGCACCTCTCGCACGTCGCTACCGCGCACGGGCAAACCCAAACGGAGCGTACGCCGTCGCAAACACAGAGCTCACGGGCCTGTGTATAGTCCTATATAGAGACGGTGTCTCTGTTCAAGAACTCGCCGCAACCGCCGGCGTTACATATCGGGCGATGGCCCGTCGACTGGGAGTAGGTAAGTAATGAACGTGATCTTTGACCTCTTTCCCGCACGGGCGGTGGTTCTGCCCGACGGAGTAGATCTAACCTACTTCAACAACTCACCCGACACGTTTGGGTACGCCGACGCGCCGCACGTCCAGCACTCACGGAGGGTCGAGGCGGTGCGCATCATCCTCACGGAGAACACGATCTTGATCGGCGCCGACAGCAGCACCGGACCTGTCCTGATCTTCCGCGAAAGATATCTGCCAGAGTCGAAGGTACTTGACCGCCGCGGAAAGAAGGTGAGCCGGATCACGACCGAGACGAACAAGATCATCCTCTTCGAGAAGGACAACAACTGCGGCTGTGGCTCACGACTTCGCGCCTGGAACCCGTACCGTACGATGAACTCAACCAAGGACCCGATCGAATGATCCCGACCCCGTACCACCTCATCATCATCGCTCTCGCCGCATATCGCGTCACGCGCATGATCACGCACGACACGATATTCAACGGTCTTCGTGAGAGGATCTGGCGCGTGTCACCACCTGAAAAAGAGCGACTCGGATATTGGATCACCTGCGAGTGGTGTAGTGGAGTTTGGGTCGCATCAACGGCTATATTTATGTATACAATAGTCAGCGAAGCAACAGTCATCGTCTGCAGCGCACTCGCTGTGTCGGCGATTGTTGGCATAATGTACCGCATTGACTAGGGTTTTTGTCAATTCCGTCGCAAACGAACAGGAGAAGAAGTGGCAGTTTTTCGTCGTGATGTAGGCAATGTCAAGCGCGTTGTCCGTCCTGCAGGCGTGCTACCTTCTGGCTTTTCGTACGCGGAATCAGCGATCTGGGGAACTCCAAGAGCACTTACAGCGGCGGCCGCCCAGGTCAGGGTTGAAAATAAAGATGAGGCGGAACAGTTCCGTCATCGCCGTTCGGCTTCGTCCAGTGCGTGGCAGGCCGAGGCTTGGGAATACTACGATGCGATTGGAGAGATCAAGTATGCATTTAATCTGGTTGCTTCCGTTGTTAGTCGTATACGTCTGTATGCTGCTGTCGTCGAGAACCCGGCAGAAACACCTGTATCGGTTCGATCGTCGAGTCTTGTCAGCGGACGACTTGCGTCGGCCGCAGAGCGAGCTCTCGCACGACTAGACTCCGCATACGGCGGACAGGCTGGACTTCTCCGAGACGCCGCGTTGAACATCGCCGTCGCCGGCGAATGCTACCTCGTGCAGATGCCAGAGCGCAAGGGCACAGGCGTTCCAGAGTCATGGGACATCCGCTCAACAGATGAGGTTCAGGTTGACTCGAAGAACAACTACGGAATCGTCGGTCGTCGCGACATCTTGATGGGTGGCAACAGCATCGCCAGTCAAAACAACAAGGGTGTCGTCGCTCTTCCACAGAACGCGTTTATCGGTCGCATCTGGCGCGCGCATCCTCGCTTCTCTGAAGAGGCTGATTCGTCACTACGCGGTCTGCTCGATCTCTGCGCAGAACTTCTGCTGTTGAACCGCACGTTCCGTGCAACCGCACGCTCGCGCTTAAACGCAGGCGCGCTCTATCTTCCTGACGGTCTCAGTGTCGCCGCCGGTCCTGACGCGGACTATCCGTTCGACGAGATGGGTGACATCAATCCTGAGTATAACCCTGAAGAGGCGATGGACGCATTTGAAGATCAACTCATCGATGCGATGACAACGCCAATTCGTGACGAGGACTCCGCATCTGCGGTTGTTCCGTTGATCATCCGTGGACCTGCTGAACTTGGCGACAAGATCAAGCAGTTTAAGTTTGAACGTTCGTTTGACCCCGCACTCGCACAGCGTGCTGATCGTGTTCTCGAGCGTATCTTGCAAGGTCTTGATGTTCCAAAGGACGTCGTCACAGGTCTTGCAAACGTCAAGTACTCAAACGCTCTGCAGATCGACGAGTCACTGTACAAGGCACACATCGAGCCGTTGATGCTTCTCATTGCAGACGCGCTCACCGTTGTGTATCTGCGTCCATATCTGCTCGCAAACGGATTTGACGAGGCAGAGGTTAATCGCCTCACGATCTGGTACGACCCATCACAGGTTGCAACACGCAACGACCGCGCACTCGACGCTGACAGTGGATTTGATCGCATGGCGGTGTCGTTTGATACATGGCGTCGTGCGCACGGATTCAGCGAGGCTGATGCACCTACACCAAATGAACTTGCGCTACGCCTGCTCATTGAAAAGGGTGCGATCACTCCAGAGCTTACGGAGGCGATGATCGCCGCGGTTGCGCCCGAGGTGATGGAGGCGACAAAGGGTGCACAGCAGGCGTCAAGCATTGCGCCGATTCCGCCTGAGGTACAGCAGATGCTGCAGGGAACTCCGCCACCGGTTGAGACACCCGCACCTGTTGAAGAAGTACCAGCGCCGATAGAGACACCAGCAGCACCAGCAGAGTCACCTGCTGAGGCGATGCAGCCAACAGCAATCACACCGGTTCAATAGCAAAAGAGAAAACAATGATCATGAACAACCCACAGCATTCACACGAGATGAAGGCAAACCTCGCAATGAGTCTCGGTCACTGTCTCGGTACGACATTTGCTTTTTACACAAAGGCGATCGGGTTTCATTGGAATGTTAAAGGGCCGGACTTCTCCGAGTTTCATGATCTGTTTGGTGACATCTACGCAGATGCGCAAGGTGCAATTGATCCGATCGCTGAAAGTATTCTTAAGCTTGGGTTTGACTCACCAGCAACGTTGTCAGCCATGTCTGCGTTCTCAAAGATCGAAAGCATGGACAACGACCGCATTGACGATCCAGTGCTGATGAGCGCAGATCTTCTCCAGGCAAACAACATTCTAAATGAATGTATTCTTGAGTCATTTAAGCTCGCATCAGATGCAAACGAGCAGGGCATTGCAGATCTTCTCGCAGAGCGAGACGCTGCACATAAAAAATGGGGATGGCAACTGCGCGCAATCACCGGAATGCAGACCGGCGGAAAGTTGGTCGCAACGCCAGAGCAAGAGCAGGTTGAGGTATACGTCTATGAAGACGGCGCTGAAGACTACGCCACCGAAGATGATTCTGTATTCTTAGCCGCGGCCTCAAAGCCTGCGCCTAAAAAAGACAGAATCACGGGATCAAAAAAGAATCCAAAAGGATCTGCATCAGGTGGACGCAACATTACGTTTTCAGCCAAGACTGAGACAGCGTTGATGAACAAGGTCAAAGAGCACAACGTAGATGCAAAGGCCGGCCGCAAAGCAACACTTGCACAGTTAAAGGCGGTGTATCGCCGCGGCGCTGGTGCGTACTCGAGCTCACATCGCCCAGGTAAGACCCGTGATCAGTGGGCGATGGCGCGCGTAAACGCATATCTTCGTCTACTCAAGTCAGGTACACCGGCGAATCCAAACTACAAGCAAGACAATGACTTGTTACCTGAAGGTCACCCAAAGTCAACAGCGTCAAACGCATCAGAGTCAGTTCTCACAGCGGCTGCACAGGCGGCCACAGAGTTGATCATCACGCTCGGAGATTCACACGAATACGAATCTCCTGAACACGCAATAACAGCATTTGCAGAATACAGCGGTCTCGGTTACGAGATCATCCCCGCACTACGCGCAGCGTGGAAGCGTGGAGTTGACAACAACGAGCACGGATTTGATCGTGCGCGCGAACTTGCCATAATGACATATGACAGCCAAGATTCCGACTTGCTACCTAACATCGAAAGCTAGATATGTCAAACAAGAAAAAGCGCACACAGCTCAGTACGGCTGAACTACTTCGTCTTCGCTCAAGCATCATCACGATGCTTGATACTGCAAACAAGTCAATTCAACCAGAACGTCAGGTAACGCTCGCTTCGGCGATCGAGGTTGCAAACCGTGAGATCCGCAAGGAAGTATACGGCAGCAACTCAACACGTGCGTTCTCTGCGTTACGCGCCGTGTCTGGCTTTATCGCGCTTTCTTCAAAGAACAAGGTGTCAACCTCTTCTCTTGAAAACTCTGACCTTCTTTCGGTAGGTCACCCGCTCTCGACACGCGCGCACGCGATGACCGCGTCGGCGTTGCGCCACGCACGTGCACGTTGGATCGCGGCCGATGACCTCATCATCGACGACGACATCCGCGCACTTGTCGCGTCTGCTCACTCGTACGAACACGGTTCATTTGAGCGCAAGCACGCGTTTGCACGTATCGCGGCATTGGGACCTGGTGTTGTCCCGATCACAGCCGCTGTTGATCTTGAACCGATCATCGCCGTACTTGGCTTTGGTCTTGGCGGTAACTCACGTGCGGCGCGTTCTGCCCGTGCACGTATGCAACGCCGTGACCGCTTTGGCCGTTTTGCGTTCATGGGTGGTGGCTGGAAATTCAACATCTTCAAGTCTGGCAAACACAGCTACGTAAGTGGAAAAGTTGTCGGCATGTCAGGTGTTGATGACATTGAAGTCGAGATCAAAGACGATAAAAATATCCCAAACGGAGTCTACGCTGTACCAGCTAAGAAAGGTCAGTCCGCAAAGGCGATCATTAAGAAGTCGTATCTAAAGGACACCCCAGAAGTAGCTGTCTCTCGCGAAGATCAAAAGTACGCTGTCAACTTCTCGTCAATGCGAAAGCTTGACGCACCGACAGGCTGGACACCTACACAGGCATCACAGCCTAACCACGTCGCGTTTATGAGCGCTGACGGTTACCGTGTTGAGATCCCAATAAACAAAGACGGCCAGCAAGAGATCACCGGCGCACGCAAGGCGTCAGTATTCCGTGCGGTTGGAAACCAAAAGATCGGCATGGCGGACGGTTGGGACTCTGTTGAGCTTACAGCACTTACCGACCAAGATCAGTATGAAAAGTTTCTCAACAGCAAGCAAGGTCAGAAGTTGCTCAGCCAAGGTGGCTGGGGTGTTGACGTTGTTCAAGAAGACATCGGCGAAGATAAGTTTAAGCCGGCGGGTGAGACAACAGGACCTGGCGACCGCCCTGGTCCAGTGCCTCCTGCTGTTCAGCGAATGGCTGATGAAGAAAACAAGCGCGCAGCTGAAGAAAAAGCGCAACTTGAAAAGCCAGCATCGCAGCTTGAAAAGGCAGACGTTAAGTCTGTCAGTGTTGACTGGAAGACAGACGGAGAGCCTGTAACTCAAGAAGGTCTTGATGCGTGGAAGCAGGAGTTTGCACCTGGTGTTGACATCAAACTTCAAGACGACGGATCTGTAAAGCTTACAGGTTCAGAGTCAAATCTTCGCAACGCGCTCGACAAGGCGACAGACGGTGACTATAACGCAACGGACTACATCATGGACTCGGCACAGCTCGAGTCAATGGGTGTCCCGACAGATCGTGTTCTTCTTGATGTTGAAAAGATGAAGAATGCCGTTAAGGGTCTTACGTACAAACAGCTGATGGACACCGGTGTAAAAGAATACAAGATGGCGTCAAAAAATGTCGGCGCATATTGGTTCACCGAAGACGAGGTCTATGACGCCGAAAAAGATGGATTTAGACTGACTGGAGAAGAGCGCGGCGGCGGAAAAGCGATGGTCGACATACCTAGCTACGCCACTCCATCGGGCAATCTGGTTGACTTTGCAGGTGACACGTCAATGTCAAAGATCGGCGCAGTCATGCAAGCGTACCGTAACGGCG